AAAGAAATTACCATTACGGTAATTAATATAGGAGAATAGAATGGCTGGATTTAGCGATTATTTAGAGGACAAAGTATTAGATCATGTATTTGGTGGTAATGCTTATACAGCACCAGGAACATTGCACGTTGCTTTATATACTGTAGCACCTACAGATACAGGTGGTGGTACAGAAGTAACAGGCGGTGCTTATGCAAGACAAACCGCTGCCTTTACGGTATCTGGTACTGATCCCACAACAGCAACTAACTCAGCAGCAGTTGAATATCCAACAGCTACAGCAAACTATGGAACAGTAGTTGCGGTTGGTATCTTTGATGCCTCTTCAAGTGGTAATCTAATGGCTTATGCAAACCTTACAGCATCTAAAACTGTTAGCACAGGAGATGTATTTAGATTTGATGCTGGCGATTTAGATATTACTCTAGCGTAATAACATGGCCTCAGTAGGCTACGGTTTATACACATACGGGAAGTCCAATTACGGAACACCCGTTTATCATTTTGGTGCTGCTACAATAGCACAAACATCATCTGTAACAGCAGTTGGTAGATTTGTTATTGTTGCTAGCTCCACCATTGCAGCAACTTCTAACACTACCGCAACAGGTAGATTTGTTATTACAGGTGCATCAACCATTGCTAGTACATCTGGATTTACAGCAGAAGGCGGTATTATATTAGATGGTGTTGCAACTATATCAGCAACCTCTAGTGTTTCAGCAATAGGAACACAAATAGATTTAGGATCTGCAACTATAACTGCAACTTCTAATGTCATAGCTACAGGTACACAAATAGACCGAGGCGTAGTCATAGGGCCAGCTATATCTGGCATGACAGCTACAGGTAGATTTACTGTAGTAGGTGCAGGAACATTAGCAGAAACAAGCGGGATGGATGCAATAGGTGGCATTGTATTAAGAGGCGCATCTACTGTTGCACAAACAAGTGGTTTTTCTGCGTTAGGTGGTTTAAAATGGAATGACCAGACTGTAGCAACAACTGACTATACAGAACAAACACCCGCTACAACAACTTGGACAGATCAGTCCGCAACAAGTACAGATTGGACTGACATAGCAGCATAAATAGGAATTAATTATGGCAGATACATTTACAACGAATTTAAATTTAACTAAACCAGAGGTAGGAGCATCAACCGATACCTGGGGAACAAAAATAAATGCAGACTTAGATGCTCTTGATGCAATCTTTGCAGCTGGTGGTACAGCAGTCAATGTTAAATTTGCTTCAGCAAACTTTGATGATAATGCAAAAGCTATTTTTGGAACTGGCGATGATTTAGAGATTTATCACTCTGGATCTCACAGTATTATTAAAGATGGTGGTACTGGTAATTTATTAATCCAGGGCGACAGCGTAAAAATAATGAACGCTGCTGGCGATGAAACTTTTATAGATATGCCAACAGACAGCTATGTTGCATTAAATTACAACAACTCTACAAAAATTCAAACAAGTAATACTGGTGCAACAATTACTGGTACTTTGGTAGCAACAGCTTTAGATATTTCAGGTGATGTAGATATTGATGGAACGCTAGAAACAGATAACCTTACGATAGGTAGTCAACAAGGTACAGACGGACAAGTTTTAACATCTACAGGAAGTGGTGTTGGTTGGGAAGATGCAGCAGCAGGAACAACTATAAACAACAACGCTGATAATAGAGTTATTACAGGTAGTGGCACTGCAAATACTTTAGAGGGAGAAGCAAATTTTATATTTGATGGAAAAAATGTTGGAATTAATCGTGCAAGTGTTACTCAACACGCAACAGATGTTAATACTCTTGCAATAGAATCTGATAAAAATGGTAAAGCAGGTGCAATACAGTTATTTTCAGCAAACGATTCAGTTTCATCTGTTATACATCAAGATACTACTGGTTTAGCTTTAATAACCAATTCATCAACATCAGGTGCTAGAAATGATATTGTATTTCAAACTGCATCATCAGAAAAAATGAAAATTACTGAAGCAGGATTGGTTGGAATTGGTACGAGTAGTCCTAACTATTTACTAGGAGTGCATAAAGGTTCTTCTGATGCAAACTACATACAAATAACTAATAGTACTACAGGTAGTGGTAGTGGCGATGGTGCTATTATTGGTTTAGGTAGTGATGAAGCATTAAATGTTTGGCAGTTTGAAAATGAACCCATAAATTTTGGCACTAATAATAATACAAGAATGACTATTGATAGTTCAGGTAATGTTGGAATTGGAGCAGCACCTACAAACTTTACTAATTTCAATAATCTTGATGTAAGGTCAAAAAATACATCAGGTGGTGCTGTTATAGGCATACATGATACAAATGGAGATAGAGTAGGTTGTATATCACATAATGAAACAACTACTGCTTTTGATATAGAAGCATTTAACAGTAATGTAATGAGATTTCATACTGATGGCACAGAAAGGATGCGTGTTAATAATGATGGTAGATTATTAGTAGGTAGAACTTCAGTAATACAAAGTGATAATATGATAGCTGTATCAGGTAGTGGAACAGGTGCAGGAAATGCTATTGTAGATATAAGAAACACCTCAACTTCTGATACTTGTGGTTGTTTATCTTTATCAAAAGGTACAACAACTACAACATCTGCTAATAGATATATTTGGTTTTTTGCTAATAATTTTGGCACAAATATGGGTGCTATTGGTGGTAATGGTGTTAATAATGTTCAATTTGTTACATCATCAGATGAAAGACTCAAAGAGAATATACAACCAATTACAGGTTCATTAGATAAAATATTAGCACTTAATCCAGTATCATTTGATTGGAAAGAAAATGGGGAACATCGTGAAGCTGGTTTTATAGCACAAGAAGTTGAAAAAGTTTTACCTGAATATGTAAATACTGAAGATGATGAAATGAAAACAAAAAGTATTACAGGTGGTATGACAGCAGGATATATAGCTGTTTTAACTAAAGCTATACAAGAACAACAAACACAGATTGAAGCCTTACAATCTGAAATTAACACACTCAAAGGAGAATAAATATGGCAATATCTTACGAATGGGATTGCAAAACTTGTGATACATACCCAGCAAAAAGCGGTAAATCTAATGTGGTTTACAATGTGCATTGGAGGCTTACAGCTACCGATGGTACTAATAAAGACAGCGATGGCAATAACTGGACTGCTACTTTATACGGCACACAAGCTGTTAGCACAGATGATCTGTCTAGTTTTACAAACTGGTCAAGTCTTACTAATGCTGATGTGCAAGGCTGGGTAGAAACAGCATTAACTGCTGATACTGTTACAGCTATGAAAGCTGCATTAGATGCTCAGATAGCTGAAAAAGTAACACCTACTAGCGTAACTAAAACATTAAGTTCATAACATGGCCTTGCTGCCTGTAACGCCTCCCGCTGGTGTTGTAACTAACGGTACTGAATACGCCAACAAAGGTCGCTGGGTTGACAGCGACTTAGTACGTTTTCAAAATGGTTACTTACGCCCTATTGGTGGTTGGGAAAAAATCAGGAATACAGCATTAACAGGCACTCCAACAGGTATGTTTGCCTACATTACCAATTCTGGTAAAAAAGTTTTAGCAGTAGGAACAAGACAAAAGATTTTTGTAAACCACGATGGTACTTGGTATGACATAACACCATCTGGTTTTGTATCAGATGCATCAACCGATCCACTTGGCTATGGTGCTTATCATTACAATGTAGAAGATTACGGTGATGCTAGATCACAGTCTGGTTTATTCTTTGATTCTAAATCTTGGTCATTTGATAATTTTGGAGAAGATTTACTTTTTTGTTGTGCAAGTGATGGCAAGATTTACAAATGGTCGCCCTCAGCACCATCTACTATAGGCTCACAACTAACCAATTCTCCAACAGGATGTTCTGGTGTATTAGTAACTAACGAACGCCATGTTTTAGCTTTAGGCTCAGGTGGAGATCCTAGAAAAGTACAATGGTCATCAAGAGAAGCAAGCACAACCTGGACAGCAGCAGCAACTAATACAGCTGGTGATTTACAAATACCAACAGGCGGCAGAATATTAAGTGCAGTTAAGTGGCAAACAGATGTCATCATTTTTACAGACACAGGTATAGCAAGACTTTACTATACAGGTTCTCCTTTTATATACGGAATACAAGATGCTGGTACTAACTGTAAAGCTGCGAGTCCAAGAACAGTAGTTACATCTGGTAATTTTTTATCATGGATGGGTGAAAACTCTTTCTTTGTATTCGATGGCTCTGTTAAAGAAATTAAATGCGATGTGCATGACCATGTATTTGATAATATTAAATACGCTTATAGACGTATTGCTTGTGGTGGCCATAACTCTAACTTTAATGAGATATGGTGGTTTTACCCAGAAGGAGATTCACAACAAACACCAAACAAATATGTTATTTGGAACTATGTTGACAATGTTTGGAGCATTGGTTCTATGGACAGAGGTTGTTGGATTGACCAAGGTGTATTTGATTTCCCAATAGCCTGCGATAGTTTAGGCAATGTGTATCAACACGAAAGCACAACATTAAGTAATTCAGAAAACTTAGGTAATTCAGTTCCTTTTTGCAAGTCTGGGCCTATAGAGATTGGCAATGGCGACAATTATGTGCAATGTAACCAAATACTACCAGATGAAGAAGCAAACACCTTACCAGGCGTTACAATTAGTTTTAAGGGCAAATTTACACC